NGACCAATACCTTTATCTTATGTGGACAGGTACAGAATGGTTTACTATGAGTTATGATGGCAACGATATTGCTTAGGAGAATAAATAATGTCAAAATATGATGGTAATCCGTCAAATAGAATTTGTCCTGGTGGTAGTCAGGTTAGAGTAACACTATCTTCTGGAACAGGTAGGGGTAATGGTGGAACATCTCTACCATGTAAAGGTTGTTGGGTTCAGGCTCTTGATAGTAATACAGATGTAGTGAGAATGGCTATTGATGCAACTGCAAGTGATACGGTTGGTATTGATTTAGGCAGACCTCATATTAGTGATGGTACTCAAGAGTATGGTTCAGGTGCTTGTCAACCTTTGTGGGTTCCAATAGATGATGTAGCAAGTCTTTACTTTTATAGTGGTCATGCTACAGCAGTAGTAGATATTCTTTATCTGGTAGGATAAGATGTCAAAGTATGATGGTACAAGTTCAACTCATATCGCCCGTAGTGGTGGTGCTGTTATTGCTTTGTTAGGGGCAGATGGTACAGGTCAGGGCAACGCCGGTACTTCAATTGCATGTAAAGGATGCTGGATACAAAGCAGAGCAGGTAACGACATGGTAAAATTTAGTGTTGGTGTAGCTGCGTCTGTTGTTTTTGGTGTTGAACTTTTAAATGAAGAGGCAGGTGGGAATCCATTATGGGTTCCCATCTCTGATGTTGCCCAACTTTATTTCTATGGGACAACAGGAAATATTGTAGATATAGTTTATCTTCTTGGTTAGGATAATATAATGGCAGTGCTGAAAAGATTGTATAGAACAAAAGCAACAAAAACACATGAAGCTTACCAAAAGTATGTTAGGAAGGAAGTATCGAAGAAAAGAAAACCCATGTCTTTTAGAGTATGGTCTAAGACCAGAGGTACGCACTTCGGTGGGCCAGGGAAAGGATTGGGAAGAAGTACATTAAAAAGGAAAAAATAATGGCTGAGTTTTCTCTCCCAGTAAAAGGTGTTAGTGATGGTTTTCCTATAGATAAAAGTCCTCCATTAACATCTGGTTACATGAATAATATTCGTGCTATAGATGTCTTGGAAAAGAGAGTTAGGATAGGTCAACGTCCAGGTCAAGACAAAGCATACGCTCAACAAATTGGTGGTGCTGCGAGTCCTATTGTTGCAATAATTCAAGTTACAACTGTAGATTAAGGATATAGAATGTCTGTTGTATTAGATGATGCTTCAAGTCAATATTTATACATAGCAGAAGCTTTACTTTCTGGTGCTGCCAGTGGTAGTGCATATACTATTGCAGGTTATTACAAGAGTGATAGTTTAACTGTAAGTCAAAGTATTTATTCTCAAGGAAATAGTAGTGATGATACAGAATACTTTACTCTTGCTCTTGCTGGTTCAATAGCAGGAGATTATGTTACACACAATATCCGTGATACAGAAAGTGGGCAAAATCAATTTATTGACAGTGCAATAGCTTATTCTACCGGTGAATGGCAACATGCTATAGCAGTTCGCACTTCCTCTACGAGTAAACAAGTTTATCTAAATGGTGGAAGTTCGGGTACAGGAGGTGCTGTAGAAACGCTTGTAACTGGTGGTAGAACTGCTATTGGTTGTTTGTATAGACAATCAATTACTTGGTATATGTCCGGTAAATTAGCTGAAATTGCTATTTGGAATATAGCATTATCAGAAGCAGACAGGAATTCATTAGCAGCAGGAGCAACCCCAAGCAATATTCAACCAGATAATCTTGTAGCTTATTGGCCTTTGCTTTCAGATGCAACTGACTCAAGTGGTAATGGTAAAAACTTATCTGCCTCTGGTTCACCAACTTATGATGGAGATGATCACCCAACAGCAGGTGGTGGAGGCAGTTTTGCAGATAAGGTATATTCTAAGAAACTGGTAGCAATAAGCAATAATGAGTTTTGGTACGAATCGACAGCAGGAACAATGTCAGAGTTAGCTGCTGCTAATGGAACTATTAATACTAACAATCCTCTTACAGTTGCAGAAGCATTTCAAAAAGTATTTGTTGCCAATCAAGGCAATCTTAAAATAGCAGATTTTGCCAACACAAAAATAACTACTACTGATCTTAACACACATGCTCCAGATAAAGGTAATATATTGACTGGCGGTACATCCGGTGCTAAGATGGTAGTTGATTATATCACATCCGTAACAGCAGATGCAGCGTGTACTATTTATGGACTTAGAACCACTACTGCTACATTCGCAAGCGGGGAAACTGTGACTGGTACAGATGATGATAGTAATAGCATCACATTTGCTTTAAGTGCTGCGGAGACTGCGCCCCCGCACTGGTATAATTGGACGCCTTACGGGAATGATACAACTAACTTTGGCAGTATGCCATCTTCTGCATATTTAGTGTGTAGGTACAGGGGTAGGTTAGTTTTATCAGGACATCCTAATTATCCTCATCAATGGTATATGGCTAAGGTGTCAGACCCGTTTACTTGGTTATACGGTTCAACTGACCCACTATCGGCTGTGGCTGGAAACAATGTAGATGCTGGTGAGGTAGGTGATATTGTAAGGGCGTTAATCCCCTACGGAGATGATTTCTTAATATTTGGTTGTGCTGATTCTGTACACTTAATGGATGGCGACCCTGCCTTTGGTGGCAGTATTGATGAATTAAGTAACATTACTGGAATGTTTGGCCCTTGGGCATGGTGCAAAGATGAAAATGGAAACCTATACTTTTGGGGTTCAAATGGTTTATACAAAATGGAAGGTGGTCGTTCTAAACCAATAAATATCAGTCAAGGACATTTACCTAAATGGGTAGATGATTGGGCAGTAGCTCCCGCTACTCACAGAGTAGTTCTTACTTATGACCCTTCTCGGAATGGAATAATTATATCTAAAACCACTCTTGATGATGGGACAAACCTTAATTATTGGTATGATTTAAAGACGGAAGGGTTTTATCCAGAGACTTACCCCCTTGCTTGTGGTATATTTTCTTCATGGTATTATGACTCAGATGCCTCTGGTACAAGAGAATTAATATTAGGTTCTAATGATGGTTATTTAAGAACCTTTTTAGATACTGCAAAAGATGATGATGCTGGTGCAAGCGATACAGCTATATCCTCTTACTTGACTTTACCGATAATTAGACTTTCTGAGGTAGAGGACAGCGAAGGTAAACTAACAAGTTTAACTATTGAATTAGCTGGTGGAGCATCAGGTGGAGATTTTACAGATACCGATGGAGTAAGTTACGAGCTGCATATAGGTGATGATGCGGAGACAGTTCTTGAAGATATAAGAGATAGTGCTACAGCAAGAGAAAGTGGTACATTGAGCGGGACAGGGAGAAAAAGTAGGATACGAAAACGAGTTCGTGGAAGGTGGTTAGGAATTAAGTTCTATAATTCTACTGCTTCTGAAACATTTGCAATAAATACTGTAACGGGAACTATAGTTCCAGCAGGAAAAATAAAATGAGTAAATACATATATTTAGCTGGTATCATAGACGGAGAGGGTTGTATAAGTCTTGCAAAAAATGGTTGTGCAAGAAAATACATTAAAATTGTAGTTGTAAATACTTCTAAAGATTTAATATTTTGGCTTAAAGAAAATTTTGATGGTTGGATTCGTCTTAATAAATCTAAAATAGGGAATCGGAAAGACTGTTGGATATGAAGCATTAGTTGTCAAAGGGCAATAAATATTCTGGAGAAAGTTTTACCTTACTTAATTATTAAAAAACAACAAGCTAAATTAGCAATTGAGTTTCAAAAAACCATATCTCATCATTTTGGAAAGGGATGTGTCCCTAAAGAAATTTTATTACAAAGAAAAGAAATGTTTAATATGATGAAACAATTGAATAAGAAGGGAATTTAAATGGCTACATTATTACAGCAGTTCCAGCAGCAAGAGGAAGCTGCAAAAGCGGCTAATCTCCAGAGATACCAAGCTGCTATGGAAATCTACGATGAGATAATTAGTAGATACCGTCCTGGTGGTGAATTTGGCAGAGCAGCTTTAGGTCAGCTTGAGAAACGTAAAGTTACAGATGTGGGTAAAGAAACTCAGCAGTTAATTAGTTCTGGTTTATATGGTACTACAACTATGGCTGCTACTGGACGTAGATGGGAAGAAGCTGTTGGTGGGCCAGAGAGACTTAAACTTGAAGATATACAAATGCAGCGTCTTTCTGAGGCTCAAGTAGGTAAAGCAGGGTTCATAGAACGCAGAGAAGATATTGGCCCTGATTATGGTATGATTGCTCAGTTAGCTTCACAGGCTGGTCAAAGACCCACACAAAGAGCAGCACCTACCAGTACATATGGACAATATGACCCAAATTATATGCAATCTCTTTTTGGTACTCGTACTGGTGGTGCTCCAAGAACGCCACCACAGACTTCTGCTGAGTATTATGCAACCAGGAGAGTACAAGATGTAGGAGGTGGGGTAGGTGTTGATACAACTCCAGCAAGAGCAGCAGCTACTCAAGAACCGTATATAGAAGGCAAGAACTACGCGTATATGTGGCGGCAAAAAACAGGAGAAACATTATCTCAACGTGCTGCTTATGCTAAACTACAAGGACAGAAGAAAAAGAAATTTGGCCCACCTACGCCCTATTACGAAAAAGGCGGTGGTTGGCAGGAGTGGAAATAAATAATGTTGCTTTCATCAATAAAAGACGGAGATTGGACGGGAGTTCGTAAGAACTTTCAGAAGTTAAGTAGTTTGTATTTAGGTGAAAGGTCTGAACAAACCTTTGCTGAATTGACTCTCACAGGTCTTACTGCAAGTTTACTATTATCAACTGATGCAAATAAGAAACTTACAAGTGTATCAGATTTAACATCTTGGATAGCTGGAACTTCTAACCAAATTACTGTTACCGATGATGCTGATGGTACAGTTACTTTGTCATTACCACAAGACTATGATACAGGTGCTACTCCTACACTTGCT